GGTATAAAGAGAAGAGGAAATATCCTGGTATCAAGACAAAGTATATTCTATTCTTGACGGGCACCCCAATTTTGAATCGTCCAATAGAGGCATATTACTTACTCAATGTTCTAGATCCACAACGATTCAACAACTTCTATCATTTCACGCGTCGTTACGGCGGATGGAAGGGTGACGCACCACGAAATCTTAAGGAACTACACGAACGAACTAAGGACGTGGTGATTCGTCGATTACGTAAGAACGTAATGGCAGAGCTCCCTGGAAAACAACGTAACGATTTGTATATCCGAATGGATAAAGATGAGCGTTCCGCCTACGATGACTTGCTGAATGAATTGTTTAGGGGTTGGAGATTTCAGGGGAAAGCAACCGTCAGTACGATGCCCAAGATTCAAGGATTTCTTACCGAGATGAAACTTCCTCGCGTTCAAGAAATCATTGATGAATATTTGGACAACGACAGATCTATTCTTATCTTCTCCGTATATATTGACCCTCTGAAAAAGTTGAAGGAAAAGTATGGAGACCAAGCTGAGTTGTTTTACGGCGCAACATCCGCAATAGAACGTAGGGCCATCATTAAAAGGTTGAGAGAGGGCAAATCCAAAGTGGGTTTGTTTGGCCTCGCCGCCGGTGGGATGGCTGTTGATGGCCTACAATATATTATGGACACGGTTATTTTTCTCAATCAAGATTGGGTGCCAGGCATCCACGAACAAGCAGAGGATAGAACTGACCGAATCGGCCAAACCGAAAAGGTGCAGGTGTTTTACATGCTTTGCGAAAATACGATTGATGAGGATATGAGGATTCTCCTAGCGGAGAAACAAAAAGTCATTGATACCGTAGCCGACGGAGAACTAATATCATTGGCACGGTCTAAGTCCACATTTAAAGCATTTGTGCGACGGCTATCATTACAAATGGGCGAGGATTTCACCTCTTAGACTACTTATAATAGGAGGATATAATAGTGGAAAGTGGAATATATAAAATTAGAAATATTCTAAATGAACATTATTATATTGGTGGTTCTATAAATCTTTCCCGTCGATGGAGTAGACATCAATCTCGTTTAAATGGACAATCGCATGAGAATCCTCATCTTCAAAGAGCATGGAATAAATATGGAAATAGCTCGTTTGTTTTTGAAATAGAAGAGTGGTGTGGTGTTGATGAGGTAGATGATGTAGAGCAAAGTTATTTGAATGAACATGCTGCCCGACCGGAGTGTTATAATATTGCTCTTGTCGTTTCAGCACCTATGCGATGGAGAACACATAAGAAAGAAACTAAGCGAAAGATTTCTACTTCGTTGATAGGACATGTGGTTACAAAAGAAACTTGCCAAAAAATTAGAGAGGCATTAAAAGGAAGAAAACTTTCTAACGAAACTCGAAATAAAATGAAGGGAAGAATTCCGTGGAACAAAGGTTCCGAGGGATTTCTGAAAAGCAGAATTCGGGGTAGTAATGGAAGATTTATTAAAAAGGAGAAATAAGGTCATGACAGATTATAAATTTCCCACAGAGGTAATTGATTTACCTAGCCATGGGTGGTTTTATAGCCCAGATAGCCCGCTAGCATCAGGCCAGATTGAACTCAAGTACATGACGGCCCGAGAAGAAGATATTCTCACGTCGAGAAATCTTATTCAGAAGGGCGTGGTTTTAGATAGACTGTTACAAGCATTGATTGTAGGCAAAGATTTTGACTATGGTCAATTGTTGACTGGCGATAAGAATGGAATTTACATCGCTTCAAGAATTCTAGCATACGGCAAGGATTATAAGGCCAATATTACGTGTAGAGTCTGTGGCGTAGTCACAGCCACTAATGTTGACCTGACTCAACTTGATGAAAAAGAAGTCCCAAAGCCTGATGAACCAGGAAAGAATGAGTTTACATTCAAGTTACCAGGTACCGGACGAACTCTTATATTCAAGTTACTAACACACGCGGACGAAGAAGATATTACTGCGGAATTAGAGAACGCAACTAAACTTGGTAGTGATGTAGAGTATACAATATCAACACGACTCAAGTATATCATTTTGGCTGTTGATGGTAACGCGGACAAACAAGCAGTTCGAGATTTTGTGGACAATGAATTTCTAGCCCGAGATGCTAAAGCATTTCGTGATTATTATTACACAGTTAATCCAGACGTTGATATGTCATATAATTTCGTTTGTCCAAAATGTAATAGTGAGAGGAGAATAACGGTGCCGCTTGGCATCGACTTCTTTTGGCCTGAGTCCTGAGTATAAGGTAGGGTTACAAAAACAGATATTTGAACTGGTCTACTTTACAAAAGGCGGAATCACTTGGGGAGAGGCTTATTATTCCATGCCCGTTTACTTGAGAAACTTTCACTATGATCAATTAGTGGATACACTCAAAAGAGAGGCGGATGCAATAAAGAAGAGTTCACGCAAGTCTACCAGTGATAGAGGATTTGTCGGACCACCTACGTATGTGCAACCGCCATCAAAACCAACATATAGACCGCCAGGAGCTAAATGATGTCTGACTTACTAACTGAGCAACGGTTTATTACCGATTTTATTTCGGCAATTTTCAATGCCGTTGTTAATCAACGAAATCGAGCTCTTAGAGCTGCTATGAAACGAGACCCCGAATTTAAAGCCATCATAACTAGACTAGCAAAAGGACGAAGAGAGTTACACGATTGGGCAGAAAAGCAGGCTCAGGGTGATCCCCAAGCTCAAAAAGACCTAGAAGTGGTTCGTAATTTAACGGCATTGAGGTAAGATAGTTGGCTGATTTCAATGAGATTGCCGATCAACTTAAAACGCTATTAGACCGATTTCGTGATGACCCGGCACAAGTTATAGATCCCGATGGTCGGGACATAGCTATAGACATTGTGCGCAACATGCAAATGATGACTCAAGAACAGTTGAAGTTTGCAAAGTCGTTGGGTCATACCGCACTCGTCACACGAAACATTACCCTTCAAAGAGAAAAACAAATCACCCTGGCGCAACTTCAATCAGTTGCAACAGATCAAGAACGTGCTCATCTACAAAGTAAGTTGGATCTGGTCCAAACAGATATTACTCATAGCAAAGAATTATTAGATCTTGTCAATGAATTGACCGAAGAATATGGCCAAGAGGTTTTGTCACTTGTTGAAATGGACAAGTTTACTAAACGGTTGTATGAAGTGGAACTTCAGAAAGCAGATCTTCTCGAACAAGGTGCCGGCGACGATGCCGAATCATTTGAACGAGCAATGAAAAGATTAGAGTTAGAGGAACAAGTAGTAACTCAGCTGCAAATAGGGCACACCTTAAAGAAGAAAGAGGAGAAGCTGGCCGAAACACAAGAAGAATTCCTAGGATTTTCTGTAAAGGGAATCTCGAAAAAAATAGAGGAAATAGGCGAAACAGCTAGCACCGCCGGTGCCAGAATAGCCATTATGGGTGGTGTCTTGAAGATAGCGCTCGGCAAGGCGCTGGGCACAATGAAGGAACTGCATGAGACTGGTTTAAGTGTTGGGCAGACCTTCGCTCAGTATAAGGGTGCTTTACAAGCAGCATTTACGGGTGATGGAATAACAGGTTTCATAAAAGGGTTTGGTCGAGCTGGACCCATTCTTCGTGGAACGCAAGCCTTAGCGGAAACCTTTGCTGACCTAACATTTCAAACTTCTGATATGCAAGCTACGGTTGGTAGATTCCACCAAGTTTTATCGTTGTCCGCAGATGAAGCCGCACAACTTGCCGAGCTTCTTGTTAAACAGGAAGGTTTAACCGCCGCAGGTGCGGATGCGGTTGGAATGCAAGCAAAGGCATTCGGTAAGATTAACAAGCTAAACCCAGGCCAAGTTTTCAAAGCCATCGCCGATAACGCAGCTATTTTTGCTCGGTTCGGAGCTAAAGGGGCGCAGTCATTTTTCCAAGCAGTTGGATATGCTAAAAGACTTGGTGTCAATCTAGAGAGCCTAGACCGTTTGGGAGATACGTTCCTAGACATTGATACACTGTTCCAAAACGTATCAAGATTAAGAATGTTTGGAATGGATGTTCCAGATGTCCGAGCATTAGCAGTAGCAGCTGAAACAGATGACCCTAGAGTAATTGCGGAAGCATTTGGAAGAGCATTACAAAATATAGATTTAGAAAATCTCGGTCGCACACGCCGTGGTATACTCGAAGATGCGTTTGGTACGACTCTTGCAGACCTTAAAAGATATAAAGCTGGAATTGGACCTGAGGGTGAAGGAGCGGAAGCTCGTGTAGACCCACTTATTACCGCAAGCCAAGAACAAGTTGAGTCAATGGGTAGTTTAACGAATGGACTTGATGCAAATGTTTCGATCCTATTGGAACTGGCTGGACTTCTCAGTGGGCAAAACCTTGCTATGATTGCCTTGACGGCAGCAACCATCGCGCAGACAATCGCTACAATCGCTACTTCGGCCGGAGGGATGGGTGGTATTCTTGGTTCTCTCAAAACCATTGGTGGAAGTGTACTTGGAGGTCTCGCCGCAGGTGCCGGCACAGCTATTGCTGGTTTTGGTGGAGCACTGTTGGCAACTACCGCAGGAATCGAAACCATCAATAAAGTTTTCGATACAGACATTCCTTCGATGTATGATTTCGTTCGAATAAAACAATCAGAGGCTAGTGAAGAAAGAAATAGAATAGAAGGGGAACAGCTTCGCGAACTCAATAAGCCCCTTCGTGAAGCGATAGCACGTGGTGCTTCGCAAGCAGAAATTGAGTCTATTAAAACCGACATACGTCGATCTAGGTTCGGCGAGGCCACTGCGGTCGGTGCGCCAGCAGCTGCTGATGTAACGGCTGCTGAGCCTGGGACGCCGATTCCAGAAGTAGCAACCCGTGAGCAGTTCAATGAACTGTTGGGAATTTTCCATGAAGGTTTCGTGGTCAATATAGATGGTAGACAGGCAGGCAGGCTCTTGCGAGCTTCTGCAGGCGAGGCGAGGTAATAAATGAGTTTCTTGCGCAATTTGGAACAGAGATTCAACGAACGGGTTGAGGAGTTGTATGGCCGGCTTCAAGCAAAGGACTCCGCCGACCTACACCCTATTATTATAGTGCGGCCGGATGATCCCAATAGACCACAGGGAACAGAGGGCTCTAGCCGATTGGTTCCTATCAGACGAGTTGCTACCGACGAACGCAGAATAACTGCCTTCTTATCCAGCCCAAGAGGCGTGCAGTTCCTACTGAATCAACAGCTCTTGCAGACTGGTAATGCAATCTCTGAAACTAGAATTTTGAATCCGTTGTTCATCAATCTTAATCTAACACCAAACGAACATTTCAAACGCCAACTAACTGACCAAACTGAAATATCATTAGGCTCGCTAGAACGATCACCTGCTAGCACACCAGAAGTCGGACTTGCAGGTAGATTGCAGAAGTCTACCGCAGCAGAAGCCACATCTAAAATCACAGGTCGTAACTACGGACGAAATGTGATTTCATTGTTAGGCTCAACTCAGTTGGTTCAAACTCTCATGGGGACAATTGGTATTGGTGAACAGCAGGGAACATTAGGTATCAATGCACGCCCAGAGTTGTCGATAGGGTCAGATAATCAATATTACTCCGTTCTTCTGAGAAAGGGATTTGAACCGTTTGCTTCAAGAGAATTGAGTATCTTAGCAGGAGCACTTGGAGCAGCTGGTGCTGTAGGGTCAATCTTTGGATTACCTAATATCTTTGGCGGATTAGGAGGTAACACACCAAACCCAATCCCATCTCAGACAAAGCAGATGCGATATGGAATCACGGACGATACTGAAGCTCAGAGATATTTACCAAGTTCCATTACTATACAAAGCCCAATCATTCTCAGACCTACATCAGTAAGAATTAATTTGGCAGGCCGAGGTGTTAATCTATTGCAGGCTGGTGTGTTTGCATCGGCGATAGCCGGATCTGCAACACTTCGAAGGGTCGCGACCGGATTTGCAGCAGCAACAAGAAACGTCAACACATTATTCTCGTCAGCAACACAGCAAGTGTCTAGAGAGGCTCCAAAAGTATCTGATGTGGTTTCGGATTTGAATGACAGAACTACAAGAGTAATTGCTGATGATATAAGAGCAGGCGGCGGAACACCGTTGCAGGATATATACGACGTTGACAGGTCTAAGTCCGTTAAGAGCGCACTAAAAGAACAAGCAACTCTAATCAGAAGATATACAGATGAAATTAACACTAACGAAGTGCCAAACCGAGGCATCGTTGGTGGTATCACTTTAGAAAAACTTAGAAGTGTGAATGCTGACCGTGAAGCCAATCAAGAAGCGTTTGCTGATACTGTGGCTGCACAAGAATATTTCGAAAGTTTAGAAAAGAGACCAATACAACCAGGCTCCGATAAACAAGCACCCGGATATTATCATGACACGCTGAATCTAATCACGCGGGTTAGAAACACAAGTGGAATACTTCCTCGTAAGGACGAACATGATGTAACATATCCTCAAGACTACATTAATGTCACAATTTATGATAAGGTTAACGATAGATTAGAACCATTCCGAGCAATCTTGGCGGGTATTAGTGAAACTGTGTCGCCGGAGTTTAATGCCACTCAATATATTGGAAGAATCGAACGAAACATTGTATACTTGGGTGCCACAAGAGAACTGTCATTCACATTGTATGTGCATGCTTGGTCACCAAAAGAGCTTCTCGCAGTATGGGATAAAGTAAATTTCGTCACCGGTCTTGCATATCCAGCCGGCGTCAGTGGTGATGGATATTTGCTACCACCCATTGTAGAGTTGACTATTGGTGATTTCTACAAGGCACAGCCTGGTTATTTCACAGCTATCAATCACACTATTGAAGATGATGCATCGTGGGAAATTGAACGACTTGATAATGACGAAGAGAAGAGCGCCCAAGTTCCTAAAACAATACAGATGCAGTTAACCTTTGCAGTTATCGAGAAAGATTCAATGGTTTCTTCGTCACCTTTCTACGGCTTCGGGGTGCCGCTTACTGCGTAAGGGAATAAATAATGACGATACGAAGAATTGTTAATGAGGACAGAAAGACTCTCGGCCGGAACGCTCTGCGAAGGAAGGGAACCGAGGTATTTTCACCTGCCCGCCCAACAAAAGTGAAACCAGAACCAGATGATTTGATTATTACTGCTAACGAGGGAGACCGACTGGATGCTTTGGCATCCAAGTTTTATGGTTCCTCACGACTATGGTTTGTTATCGCATCCGTCAACAATCTTACCAATGGTAGTATGCACATCAAGCCGGGAACCCAGCTACGAATCCCATCTAGAGACCGAGTTGTATAATAATGGCCGAAGCGCGAAACGATTTTCCACAACCAAATTCTATACGAAAGTATACACAAGCGGAGTTAATTCGCCGGCGAGTTAACAATCCTGTAGCCCAGCTAGCAATTCCGACTCCTGTCATATCGCCCTTTGTGCGTTTCACATCTACTAGGGTTGAAACGTCTGTGCCCAACAAATACAAATTTTTTCATTTGGGACTTCATGGATTTCCAACCAAAGAAGCAGGAGGGATAGCAGATGCCCTGGGAACGACTAGTAATATATTTCAACTAATGTATGGTGGTCAAGATGTAGTAGGGTATGCATTTGAGAATGGAAAACGAAAGCCCATTCTGTCTACAGATTCATTACTAACCAAAGATAGAATGCCAGCCAAAGGCGCGCACCCAATACCAGGCGTAACCGGCATAACCGTAGAACATTTGGGAGTAAATAACTCAATCAGAACAACGGTTAATTGGGTATGCTATAACGATACTCAATTGGAATTCCTTCGTCAGCACTTCTTAATGGCCGGAGGATATGCCATTATTGAATTTGGTAATCAGATGTCCAATCGCACACCAATGCCAATATTTGATTTTGGTAACGATGATCGTGTGAAGCAACTAACGGATTTTGTAACCAAGGGTAGACGCCTCATGTCCGATGTATTGTTCGAACCCGCTCGAGGAAATTACAATATGTTTATCGGTGAGATTGTCGATAGCCATATCAATTATGGAACGGATGGCACCATTAATTGTTCTACGATTTCCTACAGTATTGGTGAGGCTATGTTTGGTGTTCGAAATACTGCGCTTTTGAGCAGGGTTCAAACAGAAGAAGATAAGAAAAAGTTTACCAATACCATTAGAGATTTCTTCAAAGAAAAGGGTGAGTTTGAGAATTTACTAAATGTTCCATCTCGCGCTCGATTCGTTGTGAATATGAGTGCCAAAACAGAGACCGAAGTTAGGACAAATGCGGGCGAGCAAATAACAGATACCATTTTGAAAAAGTTTGCTGCTAGAGATTCAGGGAGGTTCATTCCTTGGGAAATGTTTATTGGTGATGTGCTAGGCGAACTTTTCAAAGCTGTAAGGGTAGATGAAGTGTCGGCAGATGCTGCATTGTTTACGGAAATAAACAAAACAGAACCAGCTGTAGGAAACCACAGGCTATTACAATCTACTGATCCTGAAACACTAGTAATTGTGAAGTCGTTTAATACTAAAGGTGGCCAACAAGCAGAGGCTCCTGCGCAAGTAGATGGACTCGCCAGATTTTCTACCGTGCGGCCTCTGTCCAACGGAAAGCCGAGGCCGCAATATTTCATCTCTGGTAGTGGTGAGTTAAAAGATGAGAAGGGATTGTTGACCAATGGAATTTGGTTGAATGTAGACGCAATCAAAGAAGTGTTTCAAAATAATAACACGTTCTACTATTCACTTATGGCGTTGTTAGATCGTATGAATAATGCCACGGAAAACTATTGGTCATTGGATTTGGCATTCGATACAGAGACAGAGCAGTATAAAATCTACGATAAAAAATGTGTTTTCGGTGACAAGATCATTCCGGATCCATATACATTTAACCGTAGCAGCATTGGTGAATTGTTGAGTATAGATTTCGATGCTAGTTTCAGTAAGGAAATGAAATCTTTTATTCTTCTCTCCAGCACAACCACGCGCCGAACTAAAGATGAAGAACCTGGTGCTAGGGGTAGTGTCAATTATCCAAGTCTTTGGTCGTCAATTTTGAACATTCCTGATCTTACGGATGAATTAGAAGAAAGTGTGCGTGAACGTAGAGAACAGGAATTAAAGATACACATGGAAACTAAAGAGCCGGTTGCTGATGGTAGCAATGACCCATCTATAGAACGAGTAGCACTTCCATCTGATCATCACGCGGTCGTCTTAACTGGCGACGAGGAAGAAGATAGAGAGAGATTAGGTATCTTAGCTAGATTCGATCAATCAATAGCTCCTTATATTTCAAAGCCAACTGAGATGTTGGTAAGGATTTCCGAAGATGGGATAATTAATCCAAATCAGATTAATAACTTTACTGCTCCAATCCCAACGGAAATTAATTTGTCGCTGAAAATGCAGGGAATCGCTGGCTTTTCCTTCTTTGATACATTTCTTGTTGATAAATTGCCCAGAGTATACAGAAATCATGGCGTCTTTCTTGTTAATGATATTAAGCACGATGTAAATAGATCAGAAGGATGGACAACTACTATCGGTGGACTATTTTATTTTGTAAATCAACAAGGCACCGGCCAAATAGAAGATGGTGCTACTATTGTAGGTGAGGTGGCCAGAAAACAAGGAGAAGCAATATCTTCAACTGAAGATAGATCAACAGGAATCCGATTGACTCCAAGAGAATTGAGGATTTTGCAGGATGATAATTTACGGGGTCAACAGGTTTCTCCTTCGGGGTAAATAAATTATGGTAAATAAAGAAGAACGGATGATGATAGATTCTTACCGCAAGGTATCTACTGGCACATCTATATTAGCGATAACCTCCCCATTCGTTCCTGTTCCTACGGATGCAGACTTTGAGTTTGGGGAAATTAGACGATTCTTTTCACAACAGGCGAACCAACCATTTGGTGAAATTGTGGAGATTGCGAAAAGCACCTTCACTGGATTACAACAGAAATCGTTATTTACTGTAGTGGAGGTCAGGTGGAAAGTTTCCGGCCCAGCCGAGGATACCATTAACGTAGATCCAATAACGGGAGTAGAGACTGTAGATTCTTTGGGTATTCGAAATGCAAACGAAGCCGCAGTGCGCCAGGCAGCAAAAGTCATGCCCGCTATTACTAGTAAATTGACTAATGTTTTTCAGTTATGGAGAGGTCACTAATGTATCAAAGAAATTGCCCCAACTGTGATAAGGAGCTTTCTTACTCTCAAAGATGTTGTCATTGAATATTATGAGAAAGCCCATAAGAAACAAACGCAAAGAGACTGTCGCAGGCAACAAGAAATAGAAAAGCATTTAAAATGTAAATTCATAATTCTAACCCCTTGACAAATCGCCTCAAAGGTTGTATCTTACATAAGTTATGCAAATCATTGAAACAATATCAGACTTCAATACATTTTTAAAAGACTACGAAACCCAATCCTCGATATTGGTGCCTGTGTTCTGTGATAGCAGGCTTCACCCTGCGCAAAACAGGCTATGTCTCCTAGGTGTATACGGTATCAAATCGAAGAAATTATTTATCCTGCCGTTCAATCATCCTGAAGCAACCAATCTGCCCTATAAAGTGATTAAAGAACTTTCAAAGGGATTAGAAATCTGGACACCAGATAAGAAGGTGCTCGGATTTCTTCCGATTGAAGATCAAGGTCACATCGAAGATGTGCAGGCATTAGATTATGTAGTCAATGGCACTGCCCTTACACGGCCACACGAATTTTATTCTACTATAATCAACCATACACAAGAAAGACACTACAACGACGCTGATGCGAATTGTGCAATCCCGCTGTACAAGTGGGCAGACTTTCTTCTAAAGTATAGCGAAGATATAGCAACTACTATTGAGAAATATAAGGATGAATCGTTTACCGCTGGATATAGTTTCTTAGTTGGAATTGCACTGCCAGCCCTTAGATGGGTAGAGTCAAATGGGTTGCATGTAAATTATGAAATACTGAAAGAGCACTTTGGTTCTAAGGCGGAGAAATTCGTCGCGGATGACATGGTGTATTCGGAATACAATCTCTTCACGGCGGCCGGCAGGCCAAGTTGTCGCTTTGGAGGGATTAACTTTGCCGCCTTGCATAAGGATGATGGTCAGCGGACGGCATTCACTAGTAGATTTGACGATGGAATGATGGTCTTGTTGGACTTTGAATCCTATCACGTTCGTTTGATTGCGAATCACTTGGGGTATCAACTTCCATCGACGCCTGCTCATGAATATTTTGGTCAGCAATACTTTGGAACCACAAATCTGACGGATGAACAATACGCGGAAAGCAAGGTCAAGACATTCCACAATCTCTACAGTGATACTGACACCGACATTCCATTTTTCAAAAAGGTGCAAGAGTTCAAGGGCAAACTGTGGGAAGAGATTCAGAAGCAGGGATATGTTGAGTCCCCACTAACGAATAAACGCATTCATCTGAGTCATATTTGGGAGCCCAATCGTTCTAAGGTGTTCAACTATTACGTTCAATTCATGGAGACCGAACAGAACCTTAGTTTCTTGTCTGCTCTAACAGACCTGTTCGATGGCAGTCAATCAAAGATTGTTCTTTACAATTATGATTCATTTCTAATCGACTTCTGTTTGAGTGATGGCAAGGAACTAATTTTGGGAATGGTTCAATTTCTCGAACAAGGTAAGAAGTTTCCCATCCGTATCAAATACGGAAAGAATTTCGGCGAAATGAAACCGCTCATCTTATCTGGAAGGAAGGGTGTAAAATGACAAGTTATCTTGAGTTTGTTCGCAACGAGATAGAGGAACAATACCAGAACAATCCAACGGACTGTGGTGGTAGTTTTGGGGAATTGCTTTGCTATGAGATTCATTCTAAGAATTTGACATTTGGTAAATTGGCCGAGAAATGGGGGCTTAGTATCTCAACCATTGGGGAATTGATTGCAGACCACTGCAAAAGATTAGAAAAAATACCATGCGTTAATCATAGTTTAGAGTGACGCGCTCAATACTTATAGCCTGACAGCAACACAGCGGGTTATGAGGAGAACGCATGAACACTCAATTGTTGTGCACTTTTTGCACGGAAGATACTCTAGAGGAAACAATCGAACGTATCATAAGGTGTTATGAGGTTGCGTTCAATTCCGTATATGTTCTCGAAAATGCAGATGAAGAAGGCGCACTGTGTTGCACGTACAATATCATCGCTACTGCAGAAATTCGAGAGCCAACCCCACCATCTACAATTTCCCTCCATCGGAAAAAGCAGACGAACACGCTGTATACAATCAATGCGCTCAACAAATTGGTTGCGGAACAGAATGACGGTGTAGTAGATAAAACTTTCCAGGTAGACTGGAATGAACTTTGCAATATGATTCTTGTTACGCAGTACGGCCACCTCAAAAAAATCAATACTAAGATAAGAGAAATCAGGAAGTTGGACGAAAAGTGAGTGAGGAAAGAAAGGGTCATTTAGCAGAAGTAGAAAAATTACCTACCGACATATATGGCCTTATGTGGCTACCGACATTGGACGAATTTAGAGATGAGAGTTCAACTGTTTGGGATGCGGGACTGCACGATCCATTTTCGGCTTGTTGCAAAGAGGAAATAAAATCTTGTATGGAGGAACTAGGTAATTCTCTTAAATGTATAGTTGAGATTGGTGTAGACCGTGATGCTTCTCTCGAAACAATGACAAAGCATATCTTACAACACAAGCCGAACAGCACTATGTATCTTGGTGTAGATATAAATGATAAATCACGATTGGATAGTTTAAGCATAAATGTTCATACCATCTGTATAGATTCTAAAGACCGACAAGCTGTGATAGATAAACTACTTGAATTAGAAGTAGAGTCAATTGATTTACTTTTCATAGATGGGGATCATTCAATCAACGGCGTCGTTAATGATTGGCAATATGTGGAACGATTGTCTCCACATGGTATTGTTTTATTACATGATGTAGAAGGAACTGTTGGGCCAATGTGTGTCTTTGACGCCATTGATCCAGACATGTTTGAGAAACAAATGTTCTGTAGGGAAGATGATTATGGTATGGGAAAGTTAAAACGAATTTGATTTCTAAACTATTGGTATTAAATACTTTATAAGTGTCAGCGCACATGCGTTTCACACTCATGGATGCTATTTATATACGATAAGTTGAAAGCTCGGCGGGTCCACTTTCAACCGGTTTACATTAAGCCTAAACACTAATTTCTAACACTAATAGGAGAGAATCATGGCGCTTAATTTTGATGCGCTTCGTAAGAAGCTTAATACCCTCAAAGGTCAGAACACTCGTTCGGCCGCACTGTGGAAGCCCACTAAAGGCAAGACCACAATCAGAATTGTTCCTTGGAAGGATTGTCCTGACAACCCATTCATTGAACTCTTTTTCCATTACCTAGGTAGAAAGACTCAACTGTCGCCAATTACCAATGGCAAGCCTGATCCTATCGCTGAGTTTGCGGATTCATTGAGGCAAACGAATGATAAGGATGATTGGAGATATGCTAGACAGTTTTCTCCGAAGCTCCGCACATTTGTTCCTGTTGTCGTTCGCGGCGAAGAGGACAAGGGTGTGCGATTTTGGGGCTTTGGAAAGACAGTTTACGAACAGTTGCTTGCAATCATCGATGACGACGATTGGGGCGACATTACCGACGTAGAAAATGGTTTCGATGTTGGGGTTGAGTTCATTCCCGAAGCGGAGAGTGATACTAACTACGCACAAACCAAAATTCTAGTTAGGCGTAAGCCGTCGCCTCTATCAGGTGATGCAGCACAGTTGGAAAATTGGTTAACTGAACAGCCTGACATCGGTGAGGTTTATGAGGAACCAACCTACGATGATTTGGCAACTTACCTTGAACGTTACCTCAATCCTGAGGCTGACGAATCTGTTACAGTAAAAGAAAAGGCACCTTCTGACAAAGTTTCCGAAGAAACATCT